GGAAGAACAGGTGCAGGAGGTGCGCCAGATAAATCATCTGCTTGTACTGGTGAAGCACCAACACTAGGTAAGATACCTCTCAATATCTTCTCTGCCATTCGCATAGAAGCAGGACCCTGTTGTCCTCTCTTGACCTCTTCTAACAATCCACGAATAGCTGGGTCATCAATACGAGCCAACTCCAATAATGTACCACCACCCCTAGTGACACCTTTACTACTTGGATCAAAAGTAGAACTATATCTACCAAACTCATTCATCAGTGAACGGTCAGTGGCTGACTCATTAGCAGAAGGTAATACACCTGCCTTACCAAATCCTCTTGCATCAAAGTGAACGTCAACATACTGCTGTCCTCTCACACTCTCAACCTCTTGGGGCACTCGACTTAATCCACCCCAGGAATATATGTCTCTAAATCCAATCTTATCACTTAATCCTCTCTGTTGCACAAGGGTCTTAAGTGTCTCTACGACGTGTCTCGTTGCCTCCCACTCCTTTACACCTGTAGGATTTGTATTACCACCAGACGAACCATCATCAGCTGTACCTTGGACTGATCTGTTGTCTGACCCTAATCCAATACCTCGTGCAGCATTTGATGGTGTTGGAGCATGACCTGCACCAATAATAACTTTACCTACCTGACCACCACCTTGGAAACCTTGGATTTTACCAAACTTAGGTTTGTTACTACCACCTGCCAATGCATTGGCAGCAAGAAGATTGTCGGCACCGTACATATCGACGGCCTTCTTACTCATCATAATTTCACCAGGTTGTGCAGCAATCAACTGGGTGTCTTTACCCATACCCTTGATTGTCATACCTGTCATCTTGTCAATGGCACCACCATCAAAGAGTGAAAGGTTCTTGATGTCTATTACTTGACCACCACCTTCTTGTTGTTGCATCCATTGAGGATAAGGTATCTGTGGTATATTAGGAATTGCAACTATAGGTATTCTTGGTAGTTTTGGTGTTGGGGTACCAGGAATAACCTTCGCTATTTGCTTAAGAGCCCATTCTAACTCATTGAATGCTTTATTCCAGAGACCAATGTATGCATTGATAGGTGCAAATACTATATCATTGATAAATTTAATAATCTTATCATTAATAAAATCGACTATAAAATTACCAAAATCAATGATAGGTTTCAAATACTTACCAGGATTTGTAACAATATCCATGATAAGATTGACTGCACCACCAAGTAAAATATTCTTAAAGAAATCTCCGATCATATCGAAGATACCTTTCACTGGTTCTAATGCTTTCTCAATCTTTTTACCTTTCTTTTTATCTCCTTCTTCAAGTTTTGCTTCCTTCTCTCTGAACCCTTCAGTCTCTTCCTTCGCAGCAAGTTTTCTTGCAGCTTCCTTTTCAAGTTCTAATTTATCCTGATTTATCTTTAAAAGTTTTTGTAAGTTACTCTCAATATTACTAAGAGACTTTGAAATAGGGACAAGTTTCTCTTGTACATCCTCTTGGAGATCTACCTTTACACTTTCAGGAGTTGATGCTGATGTGGATGATGGAAGTAACTTATCTGTCTGAACTTTGGTTGGTCCAGTAGGTTTTGATTTAGGTTTTTTATTAACAAAGTTTGATGTCTTTACAGTCTTTTTCCTAGACTTTGGTTTAAATCTACCAGACCTTGACTTTACCTTTTTATATTCATCATCAATTAATTCACTTTCCTCAGTAGGAATTTTACTACCAGACATCCTGGCAGCCATCATTCTCTCCTTTAAGAGAGTTTTATATGTATCGTAATCTAAGTCACTGACATCTTCTAACCCAAGGAGACTTAGAATTCTTGGATCTATATCTTCACTCTTAGATGGTTTAGTTTTCTTTTGAGTAACACTCTTTACTATTGCAGTAGTCTTACCTTTCTTTTGATCACCCTTTTCTTTTTTGAGAGTATCTACATCATCTCTGATTTCTTTCAGAAGGTCATCAAGACCATCTGGTATTTCTTGTTGTTTTTTGTTTGACTTTTTTGCAGTCTTTACATTTTGTTTAGTTATATTTCTAATATTACCTTTCTCATCAAATTCACCTGCAAGTCCTCTTGCAATATCAGTGAAGTCATTCGATCTACCTTGAATGAGTTCACTATCAATTTTAGATTGTTCTCTTTCGTTGAGTGAATTATAGTATTTTGATAGTTGAGCAATTTGAGCATCAGAAAGTTTATCGACAAGGTTCTTGCCGAGTTTAACTTCGTAAGCCTTTCTTAGTCTAGCGGGGTCTCTAGCCATTCCTTGCCTTCATCTTTTGCTCTTCTTCCTCAAGATGTTCTTGGAGTAATGCAACGTAGATGTCTCGTTCCCAAGGCATCATATTTTCAAGCTCTGTTAATGAATATTTATGGTACTGCATCAAGGCAAAAGTTAATCTGAAGTAGTTCTCCAGATCCATGTGGACAAGGCCTATCCGAAAAAACTTGATAACCCTTCCAGTACAACAGTACTCTTTACTTTAGTGACGGGATTTTTTACCTCAATAGTATGAGATAACTTAGGCATTGTCTCAAAGAACTTTTCAATCTCTTTGAACTGAGTTGAACTCATCTGTTCAAGGAATTCGATTACTTCTTTATTAGTAACATCAGCAGTTGACCACACCTCTTCTTCACTATAAATCTTGTCAATACAAGTTGCAATCAATTCAAATGATTTATCAACAGAGTTATCATCAAAGTCAAAGTTGTTCTTGATGAACTGGTCCAGTGACGGATACTTCATCTCCATCATCAAAGTGTCGTCAAGTTTGATTTGTTTTGAATGATTTTCATTCTCCACTACCTTGATATCCTCAAGGTCAATCTTAACGTTAATCGATGTCTCACCATCATCAGGAGCAATAATACCTACCTCAACTTCTTCACCAACAGACTTACCTCTAATGTTTAAAAAGAGATATTCAATATCAAATGTAGGAAGTTCCTCAACCTTAATACCTCTGGTGGAGATACAGTTCTTAATTACGGTTTTGATTGCAGTTGTAATCTGTTGAGTATCTTCACTCTCAAGTGCAAGAACAAGAAGTTTTTCTTCTTTTACAAGGAAAGGTCTGAATTTGATTTTTTGTTTGGTAGATGGCAACTCAAGTTCATAAGTTGGAGTAACAATCTTTGGTAAAGGCATGATATCTGATAATGATTTCAGTAAAAATATTTAGTTACGTTTTTTACGTTTCTTTGGGGATGGAATACCCAGGTCATGTTCGGTCAAGACTTTGAATTGTACGCCATTGTCTTTTGCGAACTCCTCGGCCGCGGTCCATTTTGCTTGATTTATTGCGTAGGTTGTACACTCATTAATGTAAGCTTTTGTAACTCTACTCTTCTTCTTTGGTTCGACACATTGTTTTGCTGGTTTAATTTCAATGATGTATCGACACACCCTACCATCCTGATGTCTTATCTGTACAATCCCGTCAGGATAATATCTATGGACACGATTGTCAACTGGGCTGACATAAGGTATTGAAAATTCTTCCGATGCATACTTAAGAACAGCATCGTTTCTGTCACACCACTTTAAAAAGTGTAGTTCCCAACTACTACGGTAGACTATATTCCTCGCATCCCCCATATATTTTTCAGGATGCTGAGGATGAAATCTACCTTGATGGTACTTCGAACCCCTAGGCATCAGTTATACATAGTATTGATATAGTAACTGTATTTAGATGCCTGCACCAGGTGGAGCTCCAACTCCAAAGTCTATAAAGACATCTCAGATTAAGAGTAGGATCTTAAACGTTGCTACTCCTAATAATTACATTGTAAAATTTACACCTCCCTCTAAGGTATCCTCATTTATGGAGGATCGTGGATTACCATACAATATTGTGGGTGAAGACATTGAACTGAGATGTATTCAAACAACCACACCAGGGACCTCATTCCTGACACATTCTGTCAGTGCTGACCATCAAGGTATTGTAGAAGAGATACCTTATAGAAGAGCATATGAAAACGAAATCTCAATGACATTCATTGTAGATAATAATTACGATACCGTTGCATTCTTTGAAGCATGGGTTGATTATATGAGTGGTGTTGGTCCAACCGTTGCAAGAGAAGCATACTACGGTGATTATGCTATCTACAGAATGAATTATTTTAATGACTACAAGTCTAATCTATTTTTGACAAAGTTTGAAAAGGATGCTACTAATAATTCAAGAATTAGTAAATCTCGTCAAGACAAGAGAGCACTTCAGTATACATTGATTGGTGCATACCCAAAACAAATAAATAGTATGGACTTACAGTATGGTGAAGCGTCTGATTTTATGAGACTTGTAGTGACCTTTGGTTACTCAAGATATGTAAGAGAAAGAGTCAGTATCAAGGACAAAAATGAAGACATTTAATCAGTTTAACGAGGACGCATCTTCTTCTGCCCAGTCTGCTATCAGCGGATCAGGATCTTTTAAAGGTGATTCTGATATACACTATGTAAATTACGATCATGGTTTTAAGAAGAGACCATCAACTGGTCTTGGTAAACTTGCCACAGGTGCTGCCAC